CATGAGGGTCAGACTAATATCCTGGCCCCGTATGGTGTGGGAAAGTGCAACTTCGCTTTCTCCCACCCGGGCTTGATGAATTAGGCCCGGACCCACCCCTATTAATAGGGTGAGTTCCACCCAAGCTTGATGTTGACGCGCTTGGGGCGTCCATAACGCTTCAAGTGCTCATCATCAACATAATTAGTGTCAATGATCGGAGCGCGATCCTCTTTTGGGGCAAAACCCCGAGGGTGAACCGCGTAAATCTTCCGACTGAGGCACTTGAGGAGAGCCCCAGGTCCATCAAGTGGATCGATGGGTGCCTGAGAACACACTTTATAACCCCTGACTAAGGGGCTGTGTGTCTTAGGATCCAGCTTCCGGAATTCATACCCGAGAGCTGTCTCCCTGCCCAACACTGGAGAGGTCGGAGCGACGTTCGGGAAGACCTTTAACAGTCTCCCTAAGTACACATCCAACCACCGTGCGGATTGCCACATACCAGCCCAATAGAGCTGGTTACGTAGTTTAACCGCCGATATTACTCCAGTAGCGTCATGCCGTTGTGTTGGGAGCATCCTTCGAACGCGGACAATACTAACGTCCTCGCCGTCGTAATACTCCTTTCCGCAAGACTCTCTGAACCTTCCGGTCCAGAAAGACTTACCGACGTTTACCCGAAAACCGAAGTACTCGAGTTCGTCGACAACGGACAGCACATTATCTCTGGGGACAATGATATCGTCCCCGAAGACGCGCACCTGCTTGCGATAGCGATGCAAATCCGCCACGCAAGAGAATGGAGCGCTAAGCTCCCTCTCGATCCCCATAAAGACCAGAGTGATAAACACCATGGCCTCGAAGGGAAAGCAGAGAGCCGAACCCATAGATGCGAACTTGGCTAGGTCTAAACAACCATGGCCAAGTACATCAGCACGTAACGACCTACTGGCTTGGACCGCCCCAGACAAATGGGGGTAGTCTTCCAGCATGGCCAGAATATGCTGATTGGAAACACGGTCGGAAGCCTCGCTAAGATCTAGCGTGGCGAGTTCCCCGCTAAAGGAACCCTCGCGTGCCATTTCCCGATTAGGGATCTGGTCATCGAATCCGACAACGCGTCGAAGGAAGTCATCCTCCTGAAGCGCGTCGAGGATCGCTCGGTAAATGCCCTGCTGCACATACTGCATGCAGGCAGGCTCCATGGCGATAATCCTCGGTGTTTTCAGCGTCTTAGGAACCGAGACCACCTTAACAGGGGTCTCGGCACCGGGTTCAACGACGTTCAGTTCCTGCGAGAAGAGCCGGTAGTTAATCGGATTACTCGCAAGAAGCTCTTCAGCTGGAAAGAATTGCTGAAGTCGCGCGGTCCAGGTCCGCTGGTCCCACTTGGCATTAGCCGAGTAAGAATCAGCGGTAGCGCCTGGACCATGTTGTGGGATAATACGTCCCCAATCGACATCTCTGTCGACCTTGGCGAAGGTTTCGCCAAACAACATTGCAGAAATACGCTTAAAGTCGGCCAAGTAAGCCGGCTCGCAGCGGTCGTCTGCAGCCCGAACGTCGTGTTCACACTGAACATACCCGCGCATCGCAACACTCTCTCGTCGCCTAAGCAGAGCCTTAGTGGCCTTGCTGTCAGCGAGACTTCCCTCTTCAGGGGAGTCGGGGAGTGCGATCTTGCCAAAGGTCAGCGTTAGCTGCCTCAGTGCATAGATTGCCTCGATGTCGGGCACGTCCAGTAGCACGCCATTACTAGGATCGAACACACGTCCATAGAAACCCTGCAGAAAAGCAGGGAGCCTAGTACGAGGAGCCGATTTAAAACTCGGCATCTCCGAAGGGACGACGAAGCCGGATTCAAGCCACCTTTCGGTGGCCTTTCCGAGCTCCGCCAGGGTCACGGCTAAAAACCATAACCCCTCATGTTCGGTCCGGTCCGCGACGGTTTTAATGTCGCGGGTGGCGCTAGTGCTACATCGCACGGCCATTTCATTGGCCATGCAGGACCAGAGAGATATCAGGCTTTTCATGAGCACCTCCTTTATAAGGGGTTAACTCATCCTTAGCCTACGTCATCTGCTCCGGGTCAACAATGATTTAGAACCACCGTTGATCCCAGCTCGATGAGCCGACCCAGAACTGCAAGAATGGCTACCGTAATAGCAACAGCCTTAGGGCTGAAGTAAAGACGGACATCCACCTCGCGGTCTAGGTCGACAGGCGGCCACCGGTTTTCGGATTTAAATTCAATCCGTGAGACCGGTCTTATCGCCTTCACCTCTAGCAACCCGGGTCAGACCCTTTCGGGTCAACCGGGTAGCCGGCTTCTTCCCAGGCAGACTTGGCACCATCAGTGATGATGCTGCTGTCCATCCCAGGAAGAGCGTCTTGTGACGAATCAACAACTATGTTGATTGCCTCGTCCAGGATTCCCGAGAACCTTTCGGTTCCGATGAATTCCCGGACGATGAGATCGAAAAAGCGACTAAAGGCCCGTGATTGGAGGCGCATTACTTCCTCCAACGCACGGTCCGGCCCCTCGTAGTACCGATTACTCGGTACCTTGTCATCGTTCACGACTCGCCACCGAGCAACTTGGTGATGAGCAGATCGGAGGTCGCCGAAAACTGGTTTTTGAAGCCAGCGTAGACGGCCAACGCCTCCACGGGTGTGTAACCCGCAGGCGGCACGTCGAACACCATATAGCACGACATCGAAACTTTTACGTTCTCTGTCGACTTAAATGGGTCCGCCGTGATCTTGGACGTGTCGAACCTCAGCATCCTTCGCGTACGCTTGCCATAGGTATGGCTCGCGGTCAGCTTGGACAGCCCATCGCCACTCATGTACTCGCTTTCGTCCTCCCCCACGCTTACGCGCGGGAGGGAGATCGCGGTGCCACTGATGGTTAGGGTCTGGGGATCGGCAAATGACATAAGCATCTCTCCTAAGGAGACCAGCAACGGTCTCCCTTGTGGCGTTTAGAACAGAACAGTTCAAACCCTCTAGCCTCGGGATATACCCAAAGCTGTGAGGATGGCCAACTGACGCGGCGAAAAACCGCTCCAAGTAAGGCCGAACCCATAAGGGGTTGCGCGGACTCGTTTCTTCGTCTCTCGACTTAGAATATAAGAGCCCGGTACCAAGGACGCCGGTAAACCGGTAGGCCCTTGGAAGGTATAGGTATCTGAAACAAATGAATGCTCCATGATATACCCGTACCGCAACACCAGACCGTCACTGGCCATGTCCTGTAGGTTACCAATAAGGTCACCCACAGGCATGATCCAATCAACGGCCCAGCTCCATGGCGCAAGGTTCCATAAGGTTTCCGGTGTCAGGTCCGTGCCCAGAATTTTCTGAGCGCGGTAAAGCTCCTCCACCCCCTCCACATTATATGGAAGGTGGTAGATAAAAGCACCCCTAAACCATCGCCTTACACTCG